AGGTATGGGCAAAGGCCAATCCGATGCATGGGATTACGGTATTTGAGGAAGCGATTGCTCAGAGGGCAGAGGAAGCAAAGCACAAGCCTGCCGCGCTAAATGAGTTTCTCTGTAAAACCCTCAATATTTTTGTGTCGGCTAACTCGGCATGGCTGGATCGGACATATTGGGATGAGGCTCAATCGGCAGACGATGATCGTGAACCCGAGGCGGTATTCATAGGGTTTGACTTNGCGGCCACCCGAGACCTAAATGCGGTCTGTACCCTCAAGCGATATGGCGAGTTGGACTACCGCGCAGAGTTTAAGTTTTTCCTGCCCGAGGAAGGGCTAAAACTAATCCCGAAGCACTATTCGGACATTTTCCGTATGGCAGTCAACACGGGCATTTTGAAAATTACCGAAGGCAATGTGATGGATGACCGCGAAATATCGGAATACATTAAGTCGGAATGCGAGAGGTACGATGTCAAAGAGGTCGGCTACGATGCCTACAATGCCGCGAGTTTGGTGGCCAGATTGCATGAGGCTGGCATACCTGTAAAAAAGGTTGGTCAAGGCATGGGCGTACTGTCAAATCCATCCAAATATGTGGAAAAGTTGATCTTAAATAAAAAAATCAAGCATAATGGAAACGGTTTCGTAGGCTGGCAGTTGGGAAATTGCGANATTTACGAAGATGTAAATGGTAATATCAAGGTACGCAAAAACGAGGCAGATAAAGCGGCAAAGGTTGACGGAATAATCGCAATGATTATCGCGGCACATTGCTCTTTAGATAATCCGTANGCATCCAGTTCGTTTGGATTTAGAAGTTTTTGATACAAAAACGCTAGAAAATTGGGGTAAAACATGGCCTTTTTAGACATTTTCAAAAGTAAAAAAACCACACAAAAAGAGAATAACAGTCTATTTGGCCAGACCCAATTGGGCAACCAGATCGTTCGTCAACAGCAAGACGGACAGACTGGCGCGAATTTCCAACTCCTTTATGTAACTACATCAAGCACCACAAATGCAGGCCGCATTGTGGATATGTCGGTTCTGAGTCGCAATTCCACCATCATGTCGTGCGTTGGAGTTAAGGCCAGAGCGTTATCGCAATGCTCAATCTCGGTTGTTTACAAGACCGAAGATGGAACTTTTGAGGATGCGCTGAAGTCAGACAAAGCAGGAACTCGGGACAAAAACAAAGCCCGACAGGTCTTAAATCTGCTGACAGACCCTAATAATTTCCAAAGTGCCTACGAATTCTGGTATCAATGGGTGATGTGGTACGAGTTGGCAGGCGAAGTATTCACTTTGCTTTACCGTAAAGACCAAAAAGACGCGACTCAGACTCCAATCGAGATGTACAACCTCGATTCCACGCTGATAACCGTACAAATGACCCCATTGCGGTATCCGACCTATCGGTTGTCGACACCGAGTTACGGATTCAACCGTGACGAACCTCTGGCCTCACATCAAGTCATTCACATTAGCGAAGCACCTTGGCAGGGATCGGCTGGTTTCAATAAGGGTATTTTGGCCACGGAGTTGGTGGCGTTGGATACTGACATCGATCTCTACGCTAATTACGTCATGCAGAACGGTGCAAANCCCTCGGGTCTTTTCCGCACAGATCAGGTGATTCCAGATGCGAAATACAAAGAGATTGCGGCCAGACTGAAAGAGGCATGGGCATCGATGACGGGATCGAAACCGACCGACCTCAGCAAGCCTGGNCAAGGAATGTTGCTCGACCAAGGCATGACCTTTGAGACCGTAAANATGCTAACCCTGCAAGACGCAGATGCGGCACGACTCAAAGAGCAGACCACAAATCGAATTTGTGCATTGTTTGGCGTTCCACCNCAGATGCTNGGTCTGGCCGCGGGCAAATTCAACAATACGCAGACTTTATTGGATGAGTTTTATAAAACCTCGATGTATCCGATGGTAATTAACGTAGAGCAGAAATTCAAACAGTCTTTGTTGAAGGGATACCCCAATTTGGCGATCCGATTCGATACTAAGGATTTCCTCAAAGGCGCGGCACTCGATCAAATGAACTTTGTCACGGCAGGCGTGAGTGCTGGATTGCTTACCCCAAATGAGGCGCGTGAGTATTTGAACATTCCCAAGATCGAAGGGGCAGATCAATTGCCTGCGTTAGACCCACAAAACATTTCTAAAACCAATGTACCAATCGGGTCAAAAACTGCTAAGATTGACCCTATCGCTGGAAGTAGTCCACAAGATACGGGCGGGGGAGGCGGTGGCCAAACTCGCAAAATGAACATCGGAAAGACCTGATGGATTCAATTTACAAGATGGTCAAAATATTGACCTCTCGCGTTAAAACTGGCATAGTTCCAGCAACGCNAGAAAATAACCCTAAAATACAAGATAATAATTTATCGATTAAGAATGGGGTTATCAATGATGCAAAATCTCAACCTGATTTGCGAAGCGAAGTTAAGCCTAAACGAAAAGGCAAACAACGGAAATCCTAGTGGCAATATCTCTGCAAGAGTGACCACTTGGGGCGCAAGAGAAGGCGCAGACGGTCGAAAATTTAATTATCAACCCGAAGGGTTTATGGAATGGGCCAAAGAATTTGCAAATTCTGGCAAGCCCTTACCAATGTTTCTAAACCACAACGATATGGGAATGCCTGTCGGAGAGTGGAACGAATTTAAATTTGACAAAACAGGAATGACTGCCGAAGGCAAGTTGTTTATGAATACAGTCGGTGGTTCAGACCTGTATTCTGTTTTAAAAGAATCTCCNAATCTATTTGGTGGCGTTTCTGTTGGCGCATACGCTGANGAGGCGTGTTGGGTTAACGCTGAAGGCGATCCAATGGATGATGAAGAACCCGATNACGATGAGGCATATTTCCAGATCAGCAAGGGCGGTCTGCGTGAAGTTTCTGTCGTGATGTATCCAAACAATCCTGCGGCTGAGGTGATGAAGTTGGAATATTTTGATTCCAAAGGCGCACCTAATCCGCGCAATATCGAGAAGGCTCTGCGTGAGGCAGGACTTTCGCGTAAAGATGCGACTACCGCATCTTCGATTCTCAAGAAACTACTTGAACAACGTGAAGTTGTCGGGGAAAAGATTGAGGAAACTCCAAAACCGAGCGAATCGGATGCGGTAGTCAATGAGGCCGATGCAATTCTTAAAGCCCTAGAGGAACGTGAATTGTTGAACGCATTATCTAAACGTATTAAGAAAGTCTAATCATGTCAGTTGAAAAAATCATCGAAAAGGTTGACGCAATCGAGGCATCTAATATTGCCAAAATCGAAGAAGTCAAAAACGAAACCGTTGCTAAAGTTGAAGAAGCGAAAGCAGAATTCAGCGAAAAAGTAGCAAACCTCGAGGCCAAAATCTCCGAGATCAACGCAAGCGCATCATTCATCAAGCCTGCTAAAACAGTTCGTGAAGATGTAAACAAGAACGTACGCGAGCAACTTTCCAAGTTCTTGAAAAAAGGCAAGTTCGAAAAAGAATTGCAAATGTTTGCTGACGATGCTCAGTACAACGCATACATGACTGAAAGTTCTGCTTTGACTGGCGGTGGTGCTGGCGTTGGTGGCCGTACTGCTTACGATCCTGTGTTCCACAAACTGCGTTTGGTTAACCCAATGCGCGGTGTGTCACGCAACGTAACTACTGAAGGCGCAACTTATCAGTTCCGCGCNAAAGTCGGTAANGCTGGCGCGACTTGGGGTTATGCAATTCAGAACAACGGCTCTGCCACAACTGAAAACACGAACATTTGGCAATTAACTTTGCAAGACTTGAACGTGCAGTTCCCAATCCGTACTGCGGCTCTCGATGACATTGACGGTTTGGAAGCAAACGTGGTTGACGATATGTTGCTCGAGTTTAGTCAAGTTGAAGGTCAATCTATGATTTCCAACAACGACCAAACCGATACACCTAATACATACGGTGGCACGAATGGTCTGCGCGGTTTGAACCAGTACCCTGGCGCAAACGGCTCTTACACAGGCGGCACGATCTCTACTGCGGCATTCGGTTCAAGCGGCACAGGTTCATCTAGTGGTTTGCACAGCATTGCCACTTATGACCAATTAACCACTAACGGTGCAAGCGTAGGCGCGGCCAATGTGACCTATCAAGACATCATCGAGTTCATTCACCTGTTGCCACAAGAATACTGGTCTCCATCGACAAAGTTTGTCGTAAGCCCATTGTTCTTGGCTCAGATTCGTGGATTGCGTGACGCTAACGGTACTCCTGTATTTGAGCGTATGTCTCCATTGGTCTATGAAGGTATCGTGGGACAGTTGTTGGGCTTTGATGTGGTTGTCAACAAGTATCTTGATAGTCCTGATAGTTCTACAAGCACACCAGGCACAACTTCACTCTATCCAATGTACTTTGGCGATTGGTCTCGCGGCCACACCATCGTGGATCGTTTGAATATGGTCTTGCGTAGATACGATCAGACCTTGCCTGGCTACATTACGTTCTTCGGTGAAAAGCGTCTGTGTACCTCTGTGGTCGATCCATTCTCGATCATTCGCTACCGTTCAACCGCTACTGCGACCTAAAGAAGTGATGGGGGCTAACTACCCCCATCTTTTTAACTCTTTGGAAAATAACATGACCACTCAAATCTTTCTCGATGCAATTAAAGAATCCCTTAAAAAAGATAAAAGGGTAACNATCAACTTAAAAGAAGCCTCTGGTCTAACTGGATCGGGTACTGGTGTCGGTGGTCGTGTTATTTATGACGATGCGTTTGCCGCATTCCGCTACGCTAATCCTTTGCGTATGGCTGGCATTCGTGAAGTATCGACAATCGGCTCAGACGAGGCTTTTGTTGTCAAAACAGGTAATGTGACTAATNCCACAAACCCTTGGGGATACACATTCACACCTAACGTAGGCACACCCAACACAGCGACCTCATTCTGGCAATTGCCTGTGCGTGTAGTGTCGGCTCAAGTGCCTGTCAGAACTGCGATTCTGAGCGATGTAAATTATTTGCAGGAAACATTGATAACAGACATTGGTCTGGAATTTAGTCAGCAAGAGGCTAAATCGATGATGCTCAATAATGACCAAGCAGGCACAACAACAACTCTATACGGGGGAACGGATGGTTTACGCGGTCTCAATTCTTACCCAAGTGGGTCAAGTGCTCAATTTGGTAGTAACGGCTCTGCTATTACTAATGGTCTACATACTGTTCTTACCAATTCTTCTGNTACTAGCAATACTATCGTTTATAACGACATTGCGGCATTGAATGCGGCTTTGCCACCCCAGTATTACGGTTTGCCAACCTGCGCGTGGATGATGCATCCAGCAACGATTGCATACTTGCGCGAACTCAAAGACTCAAGCGGTTTGCCCCTTTTCTTGGAAATCGGACAAAAGGATGGATCGTCTATCGGAAACATCTTTGGCCACCCAGTAATCCCCAATCCATTTATGGATCAGATCGGTGCAGGCAACATCCCAATCTACTTGGCGGCATGGGAACGGTTTATGACTGTGGCAGATCACGAAGAAATGTCGTTCCAGTTCTTTGACCAGACTGCGCCTGGCTTTATAACGATGTACGCTGAAAAGCGTATGTGTTCCACAATCCGTGACGTTTTCGCTGGTGTCCGTCTTTCAACCTAAAGGGTCAAAATGCCTTTAGACAGTTACACGAATGGCCCTTACCTCGGGACTGCCCGAAATCCTTTCTCTTATGAAAAGGTCGAGCAAATCTCAAGGGACTTGGCAACTCCGTGGTTAACCCTNGATGAGATCACAAACCAACTCAACNTGTTTGGCGATCAATCCCAAGATGACTATTTGACGGGCCTAGAATTGGCCACGCGCATGGCCATTGAGGATTTCTTGGGTATGAGCATATTCCCGATCACTTATCGGGTCTACTATGGCTCATTCAACGGCATGGCAGGCACTCAGGTGATGCTAGATTTGCCCGAAGTGACTCAGGGCGTAGGTAATCTGGTAATCAATTCTGTGGGCTATTACACGGCTGATACTCCACCCGTGTTCACTACATTGTCGCCAACCAGTTATTACTATGACCCAACGGGAAACAAGATCGTTGCTAATGGTATCCCTAATGAGGTCAATCAGGTAATGAGCAATCCGATTGTGGCGGTTTATACGACCAACCCAAGTCAATACCAAGCGTATCCTGTGATTAAGCAGGCGGCACTTATGATGCTGACGCATTTATACAACAATCGTTCCAATACATTTAACGGCACTCTGAAAGAAATCCCTTATGGAGTGGCGGCATTGCTGAGACCTTACAAACCTTTGGTTCTTTAAATGGCAATAGCACGTTACGAGAATTTGACCGTTCAGAATGTGGTTACGGCCACGGATGCCTACGGCCAACAAGTTACCACGACAACAACGTGGTTTGAGACTCGGGCGCGTGTGCAAGATGTACGGAACAGTTTGCAGATCAACAAAGATGACCGTGTATATACAGATTTGGTCAAGTTCACGATGAACTACACCCCAAACATGAAGCAGGTCGTGGATTATCAGAATCANTACGCTATAAACTGGCGAAACGCAGAATGGCGCATTACGGATGTGATGGAGTCAAACGACCGCATGAACGTGACCTTGTTCTGTTATAGAAACGATCCAACGGTGAGCGTATGACCACCCAACAAAGCGTCTCCACCTATGCGAAGGCGATTCAATACCAATTGGCGGCCACGGTGTCGATTCCTGTCTATGCGAACTTCAATCGGAACTTTGCGACCGAACCGAACTTTGTAACTTGGCAGTTAAGGAATGTNCACCAACCCGTCTACACGGGATCGACTCAATCGGTCAAGGGTATTGATACACCGATCTTTCAGACGATGGTGTTTGGGCAGAATATGCAAAACTGCTTTGACAACACGAATACAATAATTCAGGCGTTGCATGGATATTCAGGGCAATTTGGCGGCTCGAGTGGCTTTTTGGTGTCTAAAATCGATGTCTCAATGCTATACAACACTTACGATGACCAAGTAAAATTGCATCAAATAATTTTGGACTGTCGGATGGACATTCCCTGCTAAAACAAGATAAGACTTTTTTGTAACTTTTTAAAAGGAAATCAATCATGGCTTTACCAAATAAAGTTTTACCAGGCTTTAGCGCATCCCTCTGGTGTCAAACCAACGCTAACCCAACGGCTCTATCTGTTTCTAACCTTGCGGTTTGGANTGGCGAAGTTGNCGATATTGTTGGCACTACCGCAAACGGTACAGGCACATCTGGCGAGCAGTTANTGGTCGAAGCAATCCCTGCATTCGGTCAAGATGACGCAAGCGCAAACTTCATGGTTGCTGGATCGCGTCAGTCTGACGTTATCCCTACACAATCAAAGCCTACAAGTCTGACGATTACTGCGGCATGGAATCCCTCAGACGCAGGTTTATTGTTGATGCGTGGCGATGCCTACTCTGGTGTGATTGACCGTACATTCGTGATTGCGGCAGTTGCTGGCGCAAATACCGTGGCGTATGCGTTCAATGGTCGTGTGGGTGANTTCAAGATCGATGCTCAACCAGGCGCAGAGGCGAAGTGCATCTTTACNATCCACCCTCGCGGTAATCAATACGGCTGGTCAAACAACACATAACATGAACACGACAATACAAAATAGCACAGACCTTTTAGGTTATTTAATAGAGCAGGCTGGTACGGGCCGTAAGGATTGGTTTGGGTTTCCCCAACAAAAGATTGTTGGGATTAACCTTTGCTATGACATAGCCCGAAACCATGCCGACTCTATGACTCCAGATCAAATTGTCGAATATGTGCATTCCCTGAATAATGCGATCTTTAAGAAGATCATTATGGGCAAGACTTAATGGATGAGGTTAAGGTTAGTAATCACTTCACAATGTCTTGGCATGGATTCAAGGACTTTGAGAATTTACTAGACCAAATCACGGATGATTTTGGGGAAAAAGACGCGCAGAAAATACTAAGGAATGCGTGTCGGACTGCGATGATCCCAGTCTTAAATGCGGCTCGATCTAATCTTGAAATGCATGGAAACATTGATACTGGCCAACTGATTAAATCCCTACAAGTCGAGGCCAGAAAGCCCACAGCAAGGGATAAGCGGTCGGTCTACTCCACACCCACAATGATAATGATTGCGCGGGTTACAGTCGCACCAGGCCGCAAATTCGTCACAGACGAGGCTGGCCACAAGACCAAGAATTTCACTAAAACNTTTCGTAACGTCAAGACAAAATCAAAGCAATACATGCATAGTGATGCAAGAGCATTTGCTATCGAGTTTGGAACGGCTCGATGGTTAAAAGGCGAAGGAATGCCATTCCTCAGACCTGCCCTAGAATCTAATTCCCAAACGGTAACTAATTCTCTGGTGGCCTCTTTGGGACAGGCACTCCAAAAATACAGATCAAAAACAATGAAAGCATAAGATATGACACTAGCAGGCGCATTTGGCGATCTAAACAAAGACACACTCCGCATTCGTACTTTCACCCTTGGTGGACATACTTTCAAGGTCAAAGTACCCCTCACGGCAGAGACTGACGCAATTTATGAGCGATCCAAAGTAATGGATGAGGCAAAGGCTCAGAAATATTACGCAGAANTGTCTAAGGAATTTGTCGACAACAAAGATAAATATGCAGACGATAAAGAGGTCGAGTACAAAGAANACGATGTGCTGATCCGAGGGAAATCCCTAATNGAGACCGCTAGNAATAAGGTTTTGACGCAGAACCGAATTACCGAAATGGTGCGGTTATTAGTTCCCGAGAATAAAGACTTTGATATGTCTCAGGTGACGTATGAGGAAATTGACGAGTTATTTCCTTTCTCTATTCAATTGGAACTGCTAGACGAGATCAATTCTGCAATTTCCCCTAACTACACGGCCAATCGGGGAAAATAGTCGGGTCTGTACGCAGGCAGGTTAAAGCATATTTGACTGCCCACGGCACAGACCCTGCTNTGGTAGACGAATCGACCTTTGGAGACATCTGCATCATGTATGCGGATGGGCTAATAGGGAATCAGGGAATCCTTGAGGTTATGGGAAGTTTGACGGCTGGCCAATTTAACAAAATGCTACCCAAAGGCCACACTTCTTATAAACTGAAAGATATAATCGGCAAGGCATACGACTACATATATCCACCGATGGATGAAAAGAGTCAAAAAGAGTTGGTTAGCCAACAACTTTTGGCTTTTGCTATGATGTCTCCGAATGCCCCTGACATACTCAAAGGGATGTAAATGGCTCAAGTAATTGCGGGTTTAGGCGCACAACTCGGACTCGATACGACCGAGTTCAAAAAGGGCATTTCCGAGGCCAAAGAAGCAATTTCCAACCTAAAAGAGAATTTCATCCATCTGGTTGAGATTACCGCATTTGCCGAACTTACCCGACAAGCCCTAGAGTATTCCGAACAAATAGTAGCGACCGCAAAAGCCAATGATGTGGCGATTGCCTCGGTCTTGGAGTTATCACGCGCACTTGAGGAAAATGGCGGTGCGGCTGAAGATACAGGTCGGGTCTACTCAGGATTTACCCAGAAACTCGAGCAGGCCGCCCAAGGCAATGCCAAAGCCCAAACCTCATTTGAGCGACTAGGCGTTTCGCTTAATGACCTCAGACACCTGTCAGAACAGGAATTGTTTGAGAAAACTGTTTCTGGTCTGGCCAACATGAAGGATGCGGCAGAACGTAACGGTCTGGCATTCCAAACCCTTGGCAAAGCAATCCGAGGCGTGGACATTGTGGGTTTAAACCACACGCTAGAGGAAAGCAAAGGCACGATGGACAAATATGCGGAGTCNGTNGCTATGGCGCACGAACTTTCGCTAAAGATGGGCGCGGCCGCTAAAGACTTTACATTGAACTTTACCAATGCGGTAATTCCTGCTTTGGCTAAGTTTTATGACGAACTCAAGCGAGATGGCGATTTGATGAAAATCTTTTATGAAGGCTTGCGAATTACCTCAGAGACCGTGGTTGTGCTGGCTGAAAGGGTTGTCAATACGTTTAAAGCGATTGGCATGGAGATTCAGCATACTTGGGAAAACGCAAAAATCCTATTCACAAAGGGAATTGACGCGGCCATTGCTGACAACAAACGCTATGAAGAAGAAGTCAAGGCAATGGCAAAGCGCATTGCAGACTTTGAGGAAAGCGTACTGACGCACAAAGAAAAAGAACCCATTAAGCAACCCGAGATCAAAATTCAGCGCGATGTAACAGACGCATTGCAGAAACAGATTACTGCCGCAGATCAATTATCCAAATCTTACGAATCTCAGGCTAAAGCGCATTTGTTGGCTTTAGAGTCACAGTTAAACGCAAACGAGGCAACCAAACATCAAAAGCAA